TTTGTTTTGAGTTTCTATTTTAGACTTAAATAAATCTAATGAATGGTTTATTTCAGATAGTTCTTCTTTAATCTTAGAATTACGTTCTTTTAATAATGAATTCATTTTACTAAAAATATTAATGTCTAATAGATCTTCAATAACTTCTCTACGTTGACCAACTTGTAATTGCATGAAAGGAATAAACGAACTACTACCCAATACAACAACCTGATGGAATGATTTATGATTTAGCTTAAGTATATTCTGTTCTAAGAATTTCTGATAATCACGAGCATTTGAAGACTGATTGATCATATTGCCATTTTGATAGATCTCAAACTTACCAGGCTTAATAGTTCTATGAATTTTAAACTCAGAATTACCAACGTTAAACTCAACTTCAACAATAGTACCTTTCTTATTAATACTATTAACTAACTGATCTTTTTTAATATCTCTATGAGGTTTACCGAATAGACCAAAAGATAGAGCGTCCAACATCGTAGATTTACCAGCTCCGTTTGAACCTACTACGAGTGTTGATGGCGTTTTATCTAATTGTACTTTAATTGTGTCATTACCCGTTGAAAGAAAGTTCTTCCAAGAGACTGATTTAAAATGTATGATTACACTATCTCCAAGTTTTGAGCTTCAGTATAAAGCTTTCTCAATTCAACTTTAATATGATCTTTATCTAATTCAGTATCAACAGCGTCAACATAGGTATCTAATAAGACTCCAGTATCTTCAAGCGAAACTTTATCATCTTCAACACTGTCACCTAGGTATTCTTCAAAGGTTTCAGCAATTTTAAGCTCATGAGTTTCTATACTTTGTAACCTATCAACAAATCTATCAAACATGTATAAATCGCTTTTACTTACAACAATAAGTTTAATAAATTTATTTTCAAATTCAGAGACATCAACTTTATTATAATCAGTCTTAGTATCATCGTAAATTACTTTCTTAAACATTGTAATTGGATTACGTACTGGAGTTACTTCACGAGTTTCAGTATCTAAGATGTGGAAGTACTTAGGATCATCACAATCAGACCAAGTAAATTCCATCTGATTGCCTAGATAATGAACGTTTCCTTGACTAGATTTAGTATGGAAATGACCAGTTAATACACTTTCGAATCTGGAAAATATATCAGCGTTCATACCATGAGGATTAGTTACACCAGCCATAAGTTCAAAACCTTTTAACTCAAGATGAGCTCCAAGGAAAGACGCGTTACAAGTCATAGCCCATTTAGTGTATTCTTCATAGTTTGCGTTATTAATCCATGGTAATACACCAAACTTTAAACCATCGTAATCTAATACTGTTGGTTTCATGATGATATTAACGTTGGAAGTGAAGTAACCAAGAAGTTCTTTAAGAGAGCATAGTTCGTTAGTATTTTTATAGTATACGTCGTGGTTGCCAGGAATAATATCCATGGTAATACCCATCTCACGCATTGGTTCTAAGAAATGTTTACGATTGGCGTTAAGAGCTTTGAAATTAACAAACTTTCTATGCTCATAGTAATCACCTAGGTGTAAGATATTTGTAATTCCATGCTCTTTTAAGTATGGAAAAAAGATCTCAGTATAAAATCGTTCCTGATAGTTTAAAAATATATCAGAAGAATTTCTGACACCTGCGTGAGTGTCGTTGAGTATAGCTATTTTCATAATGTAATTACCTCTGGGTCTTTCTTCAAAAAGTATTTGGTTTTTCCAGTTGCTCTCGCTAGTTCACTCCATCCATAATATAAGGTGTCATGCCATAATAGCTTCTGTTGTTTAATTCGTTTTGCCTGATGTGCTAATTCTAATTTGGTTCTTTGCATATCCAAAAAATAATCTTTGTTATTTTTCATCCACTTCTGATAACCTTCGGTCATCTTAGGTATACACCCATCTATCCTTTCTTCTTTATTCTTCCAGCTCATTAAGGCAAGCTCACGATAATCAATATGGTCGTATGAGCCATTTAAATGTGCTTGTCTTTGAATTTCACCACCGGTAAATGGATTTGTTTCAAGGGTACATCCCAGTGTAGCATCTTCTGGTGGGCCTTCATATGACATGGGAAAATACGCATTTGAAGATTCTTCTTCTGTTGGTATAAACATGTTAGGATTGAACGATTGTTGTGTTTGCTCTAAAAGCATATAAATAGTATTAGACATGTGCTACTCCTTCTTAGTGGCATTTTGTTTAGGATAGGGAATCATTGACGTGGTTCCCTATCCGTTATATCTATTTATACAAATGGTGATTTCAAGTATAGCTATTTTCATAATGTAGGTCCTATTATACCATAAACAATTCTAGTTTTTCTCTGTCTTTCTCGACTTTAGCAAACTTTTTGATCTTATCATCTTTAGTTCGAATCTGATCAATTCTTTGTCTTAAGGTATCAACATATTCTAACGTTTGTGCTGCACCGTTATCGTCCATACCCATAGCAGCGAAATCTTCAATACCCATTTTTTCAATGTATCTGAATTTGATTTCTTGCTGTTTCTTTTCTTTAGTTATACGTCTAATAAAAGCAAAGAAACAAATTTGAGTAAAATACGAGAATGCGTTTGGATTACCAGTTCTAGTAGCAGTTTCAATCTTATAGTTATTAATGGCTCTTAGACAGTTTTCAACTCCGTCCATAACCATTTCTTCTCTATAAGTGTAACGTACAAAGTTAGGTCTATGTGATAGGCCTTCTGATATTTTCATGAAGCATGTCGCAACATAATCTGGTACTTTAGGAATATTGGTTTCTGCTGTTTTAGCAACATTAACACTCTTGACGTATTCAACAACAGCAAGCGAAAACTCTTTATTGTTAACGTAATGTGGTTTAGCTTTTGGTTTGATTTTGATGGTCATATCTTTATCTCCTAATAATGTACTATTATATCACAGTTTGGTTCAAATGTAAACAATTATTTTAGTTTATTTTTAATTAAATTTATTTTCATATTTGGTGAAATAAACGTTTACATTACGCCCAAAGTATGATATAATAAAGATGTCACCGGGAGGATAAGGGGTATAGACTAATAATCTAATGTATAGTTGGTTCTGTTGATGGTTCTTCTTCGTTCCACTCATCAGTACCAGTATCTACCACTGTATTGTCATAATCATATATATCATCTGTTATCTCTTCAGCTATGATATCTTGGCATGAAAACTTAATGTATGATTCTTTAGTTTCATCCACTACTTCAGTATGATTGATCACGAACTTCTTCATAATCTTAAACATCTTCTTATCAGAGAAAGGAAACCAATCTCCGAAAGTATGTATACCATCTGATGTTAATCTTACGACCGCAGGTCGTTCAACAATGAATGCGTGTTCTGTTGAGCTTTGAACATAACAAATGAGATCTTCCCCATTTGTCAGTTTAAAGTGTCTTATATCAATATCTTTAATAGATTCCATTTATATATTTATATCATGAATTTTATAGTCGAATTTCTCTTTACTATAAATTCTGATCCTTTCAGCTGCGTGTAATAATGTATAGTTCTTTTTGGACTTCCAATGTAAATCGTCGGCAATATCAAATACCTTAGTAGTATCTATACCATCAGCAGACTTCCTTAATCCTCGTCCGATCGACTGTAAAACCCGAATCTGAGACTTACTTGGTGCAGCAAAGATGACATTGTGTAAACGCTTAATATTGATACCAGTAGAAAAAGTCCCCATACTAGCAACAATAATTGCATTGTCCTGAGTCTCAGTGATTGCTCTAATCTCTTCACGAGCCGCAACATCAGTTTCGCCAGATACATAAAATAGTCTCCTAGTGTTTCTTGGTAAAGCATCAAACTTTTCGTTTAACATGTCATGTAATGGTTTACCATGTTTATCGACATATTGAAATAATATTAAAGTATTTCCTTCCTGATCTATAGCCAAGTTAGTTATAAAATTATTCCTAGGCTGATATTTTACAATAAAGTCAAGTTCATCTTGATACTTCATCTTTGATACAAGCTTACAATATTCGTCATTATACTTTAATAATAAAATTTGAATATCTAATTGCGCTAACGAGCCTTCTTCCATCAGCTTTTTAGTTGATGTTACCTTATAGACTGGACCAAACAAACCTTCTAAAACTAACTGATGAGTTTGAGATCCATCTAATGTACCAGTTGTACCAAGTCTATATTTAGCATTAGTACATTTTTCAAGTATCGAAGTTAATGATTTAGCTTTAAAGTTATGAGCTTCATCTCCAACAATCATACCATAAGGTTGAAACCAATTAGAACTTTCTTTATATATCGACTGCCATGTGGTAATAACAACTTGTTGCTTTATGTTATATTTTTCTTTACCAGAATAAATCTTATGACAATTGTCTTCAACATTCCATTCATCAAGTTGAGAATAATCAGCAAAATCAGAATACATTTGTTCAACCAACGATGTCGTAGGTACGATCAGCAGTACGTTTCCTTGATTAAACTCTAAATGGTATCTAATAGCTAGATATATGATTAAACTCTTACCTGACGCTGTCGGGCTTAATAGTAAAGCCTTTTTATGCTGTAGCGCCCTCTCGAGTGCTTCAAGCTGGTACGACCGGGGTGTTATACCTACTCCGTTCACAGAGAGTGATAGAGTGTCTAGGAACGTTTCTATGTCATGTAACTCTGTAGTATCAGGCCTTCCATACATGGAATTGTCCTCTACTATGAGCTCGTAGTCCCTAACTTGGGCAAATTCTTGGATATACTTAAATAAACCACCATATATTTCCTTTTTACGGGCATCATATAGCCTTATTTTGCCATCCCACATACGATTTTTGTATGCTGGCATGAACTTATATCCCTCTACAAAGAAACAGAAGTGTTCTGATAATTCCATCTCTATGCCCGGTTCGGTCACAACCTGGAGGAAAACCTCATTCTTCATTTTTACAGTTATTTGTTCCATTATATCTCTATTACTGAATTATAAGAAAGCAACGTTGGCAATTGGTTCTATTACAAGAGTCTTAGATTGTTCAACTAGTACTTCACCAATCGTTGCATATGCTCTAATGCTAATTGTTTGGCCAGCTGTTACGC